TAGGACCAGGAGGACCAGGAGGTCCAGGAGGTCCAGTAACACTAGGACCAGGAGGTCCTGGTAAACCTCTAAGACCAGGAGGACCAGTAACACTTGGTCCAGGAGGTCCAGGAGGTCCAGTAACACTTGGTCCAGGAGGTCCAGGAGGTCCAGTAACACTTGGTCCAGGAGGTCCAGTAACACTTGGTCCAGGAGGTCCAGGAGGTCCAACTTGTTGAGTAAAGGTTATTGTTGCTTCATTTCCAGAAGCAGTTGCAGTAACTCCAGGACCAACAAAAGCAACTGTATTAATTGCACCTGCTGTTCCTACAGTAGTAGTTTCTTCTTTAATTGTAATGCCACCAACCACTCCGGGAGCAGCAGATGTTCCGACAGTTAATGTTCCACGAGTTGGAAAATAATACTTTCCATCATCACCATTAGCAACGCAAATTAATACCCAATTATAAGGAATATTTAAATCAGATGTATATGAAGCAACTCTAAAATTATTTGCCAATGACCCATTTGAAGATCCAAGTGGAAGAATGTAATAAAGTGCCTGCCAAGAAGATAATGGAATTCCATTAGATGTCGCAGTTACATTTGATGCCCCACCAACTCCAGTGATAGTCCCAGATAATGGGCACGAAATATCAAAATAACCATTGGTTGAAAAATTACTTCCTCTACCATTTGAAATAACAATAAATCTAGCATCCCATTTAACAAATCCAGATGCATTTATAGTAATATTTCCTCCACCATTAATGTTTATATTTGATCTTAGTGATTCTGATAAGGTAACAGAATTATTAGAAATATTTCCAGTAGTTCCAGAACCATACCAAATGCTTTGTCTATTCGAAGCATTTCCTTTATAAAGATCTCCATTCGCGCCAGGATTTAAATATAAAGATGCTGCTGGTTCTAGTGCCATATTATCACTAACAACACCTTCACCATCATTTTGAGTTCCTATTCTGAGGCAACCATTTTCAGTAGAAGAACTTTCTATTGCATAAGTATTATTATCATTATCCCAAGTAATGTATCCATAATCTAACCCACCCGTATCATCACCACCAAAAGATTCTTCTCTACCGAAGAACATTGATCTTCCGGCATCAAGTCCTATATCTGCCTTAAATCTAACTTTATTATCAAATGTCGCTATCCCTACAACATTTAAATTTTGAGATGTAATGAGAGAATTGGCATAAATGTTATTCCATCTATTTGATGGACTACCAAGATTATAAGTTATATCTGCACCCGGTATTACTGCTGTAGAATTTACTGTTCCAATTTTAGTGTTGGAAATATAAAAATCATGAGTAACATTTGAATGATATTGAATATCACCATTAGAACCTACACCAAATCCATATCTTTCAGATCCACCATCATCATAAAGATATATTTTTAATTTATCTCTTGTTGTTGCGTTTGAATATGTATTTCCAAGATTAATATTATATGGCGTTGCTGAAGAACCGCTACCATCAGTTCCTAAATTTATGTTTCCGCCAATAGTTAATAAATTAGTTGAGGGATTATAATAAATCTCTGCATCAGTATAAAGAAATTCATTTGATTTAGTTGAATTATTAGAATCAACAAAAGTCAAATAATAAGATGAAGATCCTGTAGTGGTTCCAGTAGAAACTTGAGATGCTGTATCAGCGTTTCCAATAAATTGACCAGCAAAAGTCTTAGCATAAATATTATTCCATCTTAAAGTAGATGAACCTAAGTCATGAGTATCTGTTGCGGAAGGTGTGATACCAGTTCCTACTCTGGATATAAAATTTACTCTATCAGTATTAGCATCGCCAAGGGTTACATTAGCATTAAATGTTGAATTACCATTAAATGTTGAAATTCCTGAAACAATTAATTGATCATCAATTGTAGTAGTTCCAGAAAAAGAATCAATTGTTAGATTTCCTGATGAAGTATCAATTTCATTATCACCAGAAATGCCAATTTGAATATTATCAATTGTCGCTCCGGCGTTAGCATCAAGTAATCCATCAAATGTACTGATACCAATTACTCTTAAATCTCTAGTAGTTGTAAGTCCAGAAACTCCTAGTGTTGCAATTGTTGCAATTCCAGTAACAAGTAAATCTTTTGTAGAAGTTATTCCAGTAAAGAACCCGTTTCTAGCAAAAATTTCATCTTGAAAAATATCTTGACTTAGATATAAATTTCCACCAACATATAAGTCTCCACCCGTAGTAGTAATTCCACCATTTGCGGCAAGAGTAGTTGTTCCAAGAACTCTAAAAGAACCTCCAACATTGAGATTTTTTTCAATTCCAACACCACCATCAGTAAAAAATGATCCAGTATCTTTACTTGTAGATTCTGTGGTATCATTAATATAAACTGAATCATTAATTTGAGTAGTTCCTCCAGAGGAATCTAAAATAAGATTTCCAGTGTTTGTACTAACTGTATTTGTATCTAACTTAATGTTATCAAAAGTTCCTACACCAGTAACATTTAAGTTATTAACATTGACTTGAGAACTAAATGTTGAAACTCCAGTTACATTTAAGCGATTTAAAGTTGTTGAGTTGTAAACTTGAAGATTTTGAGTTGTTGTAAGACCAGTTACACCTAGATCATTATTAATATTAACTTTTTGTAAAAATGTTGATATTCCAGTTACATAAAGTTGAGTTATGTCAACTGCTCCAACAAACTTAGATGCAGTTACAATTCCTGTAAAGAATGCACTTGTTCCCGCTACAAATCCAATCGTACTGACACCAGTGACTAAAAGATTACGAGTTGTTGAAGTTCCAGATACTGCAAGAGATGAAGTTGTTGTAACTCCAGTTACATTTAGAAGATCAATTGTTGTTTGACCTTTAAACGACGAAATACCAGAAATATCTAAAGTTGTTTTTGGGTAAGTACTTCCAATGCCAACTCTTTGATTTACTTCATCATATATGAAACTAGGAGCACCATCTACCAATCCAACATTATTGTTGAACTGAACATTTTGATAAGTTCCCCCAGCACCAGATCTAATAGTGCTTTGATTAATCCAAGTTACCCCACCAAAATTGTTTTTTACAAGGACTTCAGAAACATTACCAGGTTGATTATTATAATCATAAATTGTTCCAGTTAATCTTAGGTTACCCTGAACATGTAGTCTTTCGGTTGGATTTGTCGTTGCAATACCAACAGAACCAATTCCAGTTGATGCAATTATTGACCCCCCAACACCAACGTTAATTCTATCACCAGCAGATAGTAGTCCATTACTATTATCAAAGGTTAACTTTGTAGAAGTTGAAAATTCATTTGCAGTATTAAATAAAAGTTCTCCGTTATTTCCTGGAGAAAAAACAGTTATAGTGACAGCTATTCCTGGATTAGGTTGTCCTGTCCTAAATCCTTGAGCAGTGATGGCAAGTCCTACAAAGTTAAGTTGAGCAGTGCTGCTAATACCACCAACTAAAGAACCCTCATTATAAATACTAATAGCACCTGGAATTAGTCCACCACCAATAGGAACCCAATAACGCTCTCCAGGAAATCCTTCTACTGACACAACTTGGTATTGCTGACCAATTGGAGGAGATTCGCCAGGAGAAACAGGATCACCAAAATTAGGTTCTGCATCACCGACTGACAAATATCTGTTTATATTGTCTCTTAGTCCGGATTGTGGAGTTTTTTTGCTTCTACCGCTTAAATATTTTGCCATATTTATGATACACTATTTTCAAGAATACTACAAATAAGTTCCATTTGCAGTGGACCTACTAAACCACCACTAACATATGTATGTGCAATTCCAGTGACTGTTCCAGAATTTGTGACAAATGTTTTAGAAGTTCCGACACTTCCAATGATTGAATCTATGGTAAAAGATTGTTGTGGAGATGGAAAAATTGTAGTTGTGATTCCATAATTTCCAGCAGCGCAAGTAAATGCAAGACCACTCATCGTAACTTCGTCACCAGCATTAAAATTATGAGCACTAATAGTAGTAACGGTTGTAATTCCTGTAGTATTATCATACAAGCAGTTTGTTACTGATACAATTCCAGATTGAATTCCTTCAATTACTATAGAATCTGTAATTGATGCAGTTCTTTCTAATACTAGTCTACCATCAATAATTACAATAGCATCATTTGGGGGAATTTCAGCATCTTTTATAATTCGATTATTTCTCGTATTTCCAAAAGTTCTTTGAGAAGTACTCTTTCTTCGATGTGTAAAAGTAACAGTTGGATAAGTGTTAACACCAACATTAGATACTTGTGCATAAAGAACAATTGCAGATACGCCTGTAGGGGCGCTATAAACAGTTTGCTCTCCTGGAGCAACTGGAACTGCAACTGTTATAAATTTATTAAGTGGTGCAACTGCCATATTTTACCTCAATGCGAGTATAAGTGGTGTAACTTCTGCCTGAATCGCTTTACTGAAATCTCTTCCTCTAATCGTGGCAGTAGGTTGATTAATTTGAAATCCTTCGCCAATGTCAAAATTACCTTTTTGATCTGTACTAGTAAACGGAATTTGTGCCCCATCTAAAGCAACAATTTCATTTGCTTTAATTGGAACACCCCCAGTAAAGGGTGTTGCTGTATTTATATCAGTGCCAGAACCAATATATTCAAATGAATGTGAACTTGTTAAAATTCTACTAATTCTTCTAAATGAAACTTGTTCTCCACCAAATAATTCATAAGGAATAAATTCAGTAAATGTAACTGTTGTAATTCCCGCAGAATTTTCTGTTGCAGAGTCAACCGCATAATAAATTGGTCTTGTAATTACTTCTGCAGTAGCACTTCCACCATCAATTAAAACTTCTAGATTTTGTGTTGAAAGATAATTTCTACCACTGTTTATAATATCAATTGCAGTAATTTCACCGGTAACTTCATCAATAGTTGGACTTACTTCAGCAATAATACCTTGTGGACCCTTTGGTTGTTGAGAATTATCATCAGCATCACGTATAATAATATTTGGTGGAGAAGCAGAACTATATCCACTTCCTCCATTAGTGACTACTATTTCTTGAATATTAACCATAGGTTGTTGAATTATTCCAACACCAACAGCATCTGGATAATTGTCTAAATTTATCTTGAAAAACAATGTTTGTCCATCATAAGGTTTTCTAGAACCTCCCACACTTTCAAAAGTAACAATATCACTACCAGCATCAACACCAGTTTGCCCTCTAGTTGGAGGATAAGTTCCTACAGTTCCTGTAAATTCTGTAGATCCAATTCCAACGGCATATAATCCATAATTACCAAATGAGGAGTTTGAGTTTGTAAGGTCACAAGATCCTCCAGTATCACAATAAATTCCAATGTCACAGTTAATGGTGAAAATAGACACTAATTGAGCATAACCATTGTTTGTAATTGAAACTCCAATTCCATTTTCATTGTATTGAGTAAAAGAATCACAAACCATGCATTTGAGATCGTTTCCAGGTGTAGACGCAGTAGCATGATCGCCATTAATTTTCATGCCAATACTGCCCGTCATAAAATTGGTGCAGTTTCTGACATATGGACTTCTCCATCTACCAGTTGGTCCTTCAGTTGCTGGCCCAGGCGCAATATATCCAGTAGAAGCATATTTGGCAGGATCAGTTGGAGGAAATGCGACTGCCCCACAACCTGTATGAGCAATTCCGATACTCGGTCCTGCAAAGTTAAGATTTTCAATTAAACATCCACGCCTTACATGAAACACATCTTTTGTAGGATTTTGTGGAATACTCGTTACGAGTCTTATATCTTGACCAGATACCGATACATCAGTTCTCAATCCAATTGGATTATTTTCATAATATATTCCTGGACGCACATAAATTGTATCTCCATCTTGTGCAATCAATGCTGCTGCCCCTATAGTTGCCTTTGCATCACCTTCAAGTAGTCCACTATTTGCATCATTACCATCTTTTGTTACATAGATAATATTTTGCGTCTGAACACCAGGAGGTCTCCAAGATACTCCAATACCAACAGAAGAGAGTCGGTAATCAGTTTTTCCTATAGCAGTGTTTCCATTAATATCAATTAAAGAAGAATCTAATTCTAAAGTTCCAGTTAATTTTGTATTTCCGCCAACATTCAGATTCTTTTCAATCCCAACTCCACCTTGAGTAATTAATGCTCCAGTATCTTTATCTGAAGATTGTGTTGTGCTATTAAATGTAACATCACCATCAACATCTAGAGTATTATTAAGTGTTGTAGCACCATCAACATCTAGAGTATTATTAAGTGTTGTAGCACCATCAACATCTAAAATGTCGTTGAGTGTTGTAGCACCATCAACATCTAGAGTATTATTAAGTGTTGTAGCACCATCAACATCTAAAATGTCGTTGAGTCTTGTAGCGCCATCAACATCTAGAGTATAATCAAATTTAACATCAGCAGTAGCATGGAGACTTCCATTAATATCTAATTTATATGTAGGATTTGGCAATCCAATTCCAGTAAATCCATCAGGAGTAACTACCAAGTCTTCACCAGTAGTTCCTACTTGAAATCTATTTAATAAATTTGTCGTACCAATGCCAACATTGGTCTGCCTATAAATTCCCGCAGATGTTCCTGAACCGACAAATCCCCATAAATCCTGCGTTTGTATGTCAGCAATCCAATTTGGGTTATCCGGATTTACAATCGGAATTAAAGTATCTGTACCAACTCCAAGACTATTAATTTGCTTAAAATTTAAAGCAGCGAATGCCTGTGCCAAATCATTAGTTGGAATAAATGCTCCTTGATCTTGAATATAAAATCTCGTCATTCTGCTTTCTTTATGATTAAATATTTATGATGGATATAGAGGAATCATTCCATTAAGAACAAATATTCCATCAGTACTAATTCCAGGAACATCAGTTCTTGATTCTGCAACCAATGGAACCCATCTAATTCCAAGAGCATCTCTAGTCAAAAAATACCCATTTCTTGCAGGATTGTTTACAGAATCATAGATATTTTCATCAATTTTAATACTTCCAGCAACATCCAATTTTTGTTGAGGATTTATACTTCCAATTCCAATTCTTTCGCTGACTACTGCAGTTCCCTTAACATCTAATGTTTGTTGAGGATTTGTTGTAGCAATTCCTACCAGTCCCGTTAAACTATTAGCAGTTAAAACAGTCCCCCCACATCCCACATTTAATTTTTGTCTTGCAGTAACTATACCAGCAACATTTAAATTATCATCAATATAAACTCCATCATAAAAATCAGCAAATCCAAAGAAAGTCGAAACTCCAAGTACAATTAAATCCCGAAATATTGCAGATTTAGACTTTAAAAAATCATAATTAAATTCTCCATGAACCGTAACATCTTTATAAAAAACAACATCACTATTGAAATGAGATTCTAATCCATAAAATTTACTGTCTTCTGATGGAGTTTTATATAGTGGAGTGTTACCAAATGAAGAATTGCTATTATCTAAAATATTTTTTAATAGTTCATCTTCGTTATTTTTTTTACAACTTGTTGAAATTCCTTCTGACATATTAGATTACTTTGTCAACAACTGTATCAACCAAATTACTAACAATTCCACCCACTGCTTTATTAATAAAATCAATTCCGACAAAACTTCCTGAAAAAATTCTACTAGTAAAATCAATATTTAACAAAGATGGTATATTTCCACTAGTTCCTTTTAAATCGACTCTCTGCCCTTTAAGCATAACACGACCATCACCACTCATCATTGTGATATTCCTGCCCGCTTTGAAATGAATATCTTCTTCTGCTTCAATCATAATATTTGTAGCATACAAACGAATCATTCCGTTTGCTGAAATAGAAACATTACCATTGTTTCCGATAATAACTACATCTTCTCTTCCTTCTGAATTTTTAGCACCACCAGAAATTTGAATCGTTTGGTCGTTATAAATGGAAAACAATCCACCACTACTTAAACTAATTGAAGATTGATTGTCTCCGGTATCAGTAACTCCATAAATCTTATAAACATCAGTTCCACTCAATCCCATTTGAGGATTTGCAGTATCAATTCTAAAGTTAGGATTGAAACTAATTAATTGTCTTTTAAAAATGTTTTTATTTCTTTCTGCCATTTTATGTGGGACAATCTATAGAGATTTGAACTTCTTGACTAAAGAGATTTGCTGAATTAGCAGAATTAGAATCTGCATCAGGAGAAGCAGGAATTAAACCATCTCCTTTGAATGCACCTATAACTGGACGCAGAATTGCACCAAATCCAGTATCTGATGTTACAGTCAATACAGGAAGACTGTCAACAATATTATTTAGAGGTGTAACTTGAGAGATAGATCCATTGGTAATTTGATAATTATATTCATTTCCAAGATTATCAGTAATGATAGTATCATTTCCATAATTACTTCCACCCTCTTCAACTAATACTCTAAGAACAGAAAACTCTGCAAGATTTCCAACAGAATAATTTTCACCCTCAGAAACCATATAGATTGATTCAACTTCTCCTTTATTATTAATCAATGCTCTCGCTACAGCACCATATCCTTGATCAGCATCATCAATAATTTCCACAAAAGGAGAATAAGCGTAATCAGATCCGGGATTTGTGAGTTGTAATCCAATAACACTTGCAGTCACATTTCCATCCGGATTTGTAACTAGATTACCAAAAATTGGAATTGCTGTCGCTCCAGATCCACGACCACCAAAAATAGTCACTATTGGAGGACTTGCGAATTGTAATGCTCCAGTAAAACATTGTTGAACTGAAGTAATATCAACACCGGAGTTGATAATATTTGCAATATCTTTAATGTTTCCATAAGTATTAACAAGTGAAGATGCGACTGATGAAACAGATCCTGATGGTCCACCACCCACAGTCCATTCATTTACAAGACCTCTATAATTATCTAGACTTTGATTACAACCAAATCCAGCACCAAACTCTGACAATGTTCCAATTGCTTCACGAAGTGAATTTCCAACATTAAAACCAGAAAAAAATTGAAGAAGATTTGCTACTCCTGCTAATGGACTTTCAAAAAGTGTTTCAAGAACTCCAATGATTGAATTCAGAAGTGTGCCTGCAAATTGATCTGCCGCACAACTTACAAAACGTTCTACATTACCAATCGTCGAATTAAGAATTTCAAAAACTAAATCTTTTACTTTTTCGATTACAGTGCCAGCAATACATCCAAATGCCTCTTCAAGTGCTTTGACTGGCAATACCATCGCTTCTTGTGCCGCAACTCCTGCAAGATGTGCCACAACAGGATTTCCTGTCGCTGCTAATACTTGTGCAAACACAAGTTTATAAAGTAAATCCAGTCCTTGTTTGAGAAGATTAATCAGTTGTTCAATTAAAAAATCAAACATTCCACCAATTAAATCATTACATAAAGTAACAATTTTATCCGCTGCTTCACGAATTATTTGTTCTACTCTTACTAAATTTCCTTGAAGATTATTTAATTTACGAAGAAGATTCTTGACAATTGACTTAATTTTATCAACTCTAGTATTCTTAACAGTATTTGCTAATGGAATTTGATTTCCAATTGCAAAGTTTTCTGAAAAAACTTGATAACCAACTCTTTGAGATATTGCTGCTGCCTGCTCTTCAGTTACACTTGCTGGTGATGGGTTAGAGTCCTCTCTAACTTCATTTGTTTGTTTTTGAGTTACTTTCGCAGGTTCAACCTTGCTTGAATAACCAGTAAAAGGAACAAAAGGCGATTCATAAGTTGTTGAAGGAACTGAAAAAGTTCTACCAAATGTTGCTAGAATGACTGGGATTTGAGCATTATCACCATCCAAAAAGAATCCAAGAACAGTATCGCCGGGTTGTAATTGAACTCCTGTAGCAACGTTTGCTGCTCCACTTCCTGCTGTGGTTGGAATCAAGCATTGTGCCCATGGCAAGTCTTCATTTGGAAGTTCTGCTTCACTATAAGGGTGATATCCAATAATACGAACTTTGAATCTATTTCCCCACCCCTTTCCATCTACCTGACCTTCCATAGCAGAAATGGGTGGAATCTGTCCAATCCACCAACGGAAACCATCTCTACCAATAAAATTACTTTTAAGAAGTGATTCGTCTATCATTTATTATGCCTTCTTATTAATTCCAAAAGTGTCTCTAATCAGTTTCATAGAAGTATATGATCGATTTACATCAAAGTGATGACACAATTCCTTAATCATATATAGTCCACTTGTTTCAGTGTCATATTCCTTTGCATTAGATTGAGTAATTTTTGGAAAAAGACATTCAATAATATCCCCTGCTCTCAAATTAGTATTAGAAGGGACAATAATACTTAAAGTTTGAGTAAAGAGAATATTATATCTCATTAAAGACTGAGATTGATATTCTCTTTGATCCGAATTAATATCTGTTGAAGTTGCTGGATCTAATGTCCCAACATCATAAACTGCAGTAATGATTCGAGTTGGAACATCACCAAGAGTTAAATCAGAACCTTCAGACAAGGGTGGAAGTTTAATATCACTACCAAGATTGTTTGTTTTTCCCACATAATCAGATTGTCTAAACTTTCCATCTGCTTCTTTTGAAAATGAAAAATCAAGTGGATTGAAAAACATTCGATGACTTGCATAAGTTCCGAGTCTGAGTTTTTCAATTAAATTTTGGTTCTTCTCCACATAATAATTCAGAATCTTAAAATCATTGTTTAGTTTTTTATCATTCTCACCATAAGATTCTTGAGATTGTGTATAAGTGTATGTTGCCTTTGGACTTTGATCTAACAAGTCATCAATTGATCTAAATTGAAATCCATCTTGAGTTTGATAAAATAAAAATCCTGCAGTTGCACTTCCTGATTTCTCCGGAACTCCCTTAGATGCCAACCAAACCAAAATTGTAAATGGTTTTCTTAAATTCCCAATAAATCCATACTTATTTGAAGATTTATCTATTTTTCCTACTTTATTAGTTTTTAAGTAGTCTTTTAAAATATCTTCTACAGAGTCGCTAATTCGATTATCAACTTTAAACTTTTTACCAACCCTTGATGTTTCATTTGTAATTGCTTCTCTTGAAACTAAATGAAGTGTAAAACTTTCTCTGTTTGTTTCTGAAATTACATCAGTGATACTGGAAACATAAAAATAATCTTCTACTCTTTTTGAAAAATCTAATCCCGGATTTGTTGATGAGTTTCCTGCAATTTTTAAAGAGAGTCTTTCTCCACCCCTAATAGGCAATCCATTATAAATTGATTGCTTGTCTCCATCTGGATTATCTTGAGAAGCAATAACATTTCCATTATCAACTATTTTAATTTTAGCAGTAATTGTGGGAGAAAATACATCCTCAAAATATTCAAACAGAATTGCACCACCTATAAGTCCAACAGATCTAGATCTGTCATTTGATTCTAAAATTAATTCATCATATAAGGACTTTTTAATTGACATTATAGGTATGCTAAATCGAGTAAAAGTTTATTTTTCATAAAATTATTTAACAGTTTAAATTCAGTGATTGTTGGTGTTACTGTGGGTTGTTGAGAAGGATAAGATACTTGGGTTTGTTGTGGTTGAGTGTCATCAATGAAAAGCATTTGTGGTCCTTTTCTTTCAGGAGTCATTGCAGCAGGTTGTTCTATTTTTGCTGGTGGAGATACAATTTGTGGTTTTGTAGCAGTTTCTGCAAGTTGTGGTCCATTGAATCCCCCAGAAATTAAATCTGCTCTTAATCTAGAACTTAAAGCAGTTTCTCCTTTAGCATCATCACTAACACCTTTTTTAGATTGATTTGGATAAAAAGGAATATCAAATGCTTGATTTGAATAATGATAAGATCCTTCAGCATGTCTACCAGTGTTTATTGATCCTACTACCCACCCTTTACCCCTTAACCATTTAATAGCAGCATCTCTTGTTTCTTTATTACTAAATGCAACGTGATCATGATAATTTCCTGCGGCATGATCTGCTCTATATCTTTTATGTTTTCTGTCTCCTGTAAGATATTCTATGATTTTACCACCTTTCCCTGATGGTTGTTGTGAAATTTGCATTTGACTTTTTGATCCTGCAAGAACAACATTAAATTCAGGCAAAGATACAGTTGCTCTATTACCTGATGCATATTGATCTGCATAAGTTCTTCCCGTTCTTGGGTCTGGAAGTGCTCTATATTGTTGTGCTATTCTTGTCCCAAACTCTCTTTGAGATAATTTACCACTTTTAAACTGTTCATATCCCATCGTTTTGAGATGATATTGATTTAATTTGTCTTGAACTTCTGGAGTAAAAACAGTTTTATTTGGATCCATTCCTAATTGTTTTGCCAATCCAATCGCAGTTCCGGGCATGAATTGATATGCACCGACTGCAGTGTTGTAATCTCCATACTTTTGTCTCAATTGAGTTAATGTCATTGTAGTTATCGCTTGGTCTCCTCTTCCACGATCACCAGCATAGGCAGTATATCTACCACCAGTTTCTGCTTTTGCAATAAATTTAGATATACTTTCTATACCACCTGCTTGACCTGTTTCTGGAAACATTGTATCTGGACGTGTTTCTCCAAGTCCGGGTGCTTTTTCACCAGTTTCTAAGGATTCTGTCAGTGGTGTTGTAAAAAGTTTAAACGTATCTGTAATATTAGTTCCTAAATCTTGAACAGCAAGATTTAATTCTTCAAAAGATCTTGCAACAGTCCCTTCTCCAGCAAATTCATCAAAATCTAAACGAATAATCGCATCAAAAGAATACTTTAATGTATCACCAAAAAATTTAATTATATTTTGCATATTGATGACCATGCCATACATGGATCTTCCGAATGTCTGAATTCTAGATATGAATTCTTGACCCATAAAAATCCACGTAGGAAGATTTTCTACAATCCAACCAGCAGTAATGAATCCTAGAAATCCCAATAATCTTCCTAAAGGTCCTTTTTCACTCCTAGAAGAAAATGAAAGTGCTTTTATAGGAGATGAGGATACTCTTGTCGATTCAATCCGATCTTCAAGTTCTTGTCTCTTAGATGCTTCTTCTCTTCTAGAATTTAAAACGTTAGATCTTGTAAATAATTCTCTTTTAACTCTTGTATTTGTCGCAACAATTCTTGAAATATTATCCACAGAATTATTTACTGCAGACGTGCTCTTTTTAGTATCAGATAGTGTCTGAGAAATACTTTGAATGTTTATGGATGACTTTCGAAGAGATTCTAATAATGCTGCCATATCACATCACCACATTATAATTTAACTGAGAATATAATACATAAAAATTATCAGGGTTTGCAGAATTAATCAATGGAACATCAGTCAAAGGTTCATTCGTTAATGGTGGAATTGCCTGTTGAGATTGATTATTTGATGTTTTAATCATTGTGAATGATGGTCTTGGTTCTGGCAATTGACCAACTTGTTGGGGTTCTTTAAGTGGCATTGATACTTGTGCAGGACTTATCTCTGCAGTTTCAGTTTTAGATGGTTGCTGTTTTAAATCACTCATATCAACAGCATCCTTTAATTTCATTTCATTCCAATCATAACCTTTTGTTTGTGCCCAAGTTTTTGCCTGCTGTTGTTGATCTGGAGTCATTTTACTCCAAGCATCCTCAATTCTTCCTCTTGCCATAGGATTATTACGATACTGCCATGCCTGCTCAAATTTCTTTTCCATATCAGGAGATGGAGCAGGAGTTGATGGTGTTTGATTACCCATCATAGGAGTTTGTGGTTGTGCTGCAGGAGCCGCAGGCGGTGTTGCGGGTGCAGGAGTTGGTTTTGTGGATTCTGGTTTTTTTAGTTTTTTTAATTCTTTCTGTGCAGCTTCTGCAGCATCATTAATAATTTTATCGCGTTCGTCTCCAAAAATATTTTTACCAAAAGCTTCTGCAATTTCATCTAACGTAAATGCCACTCCTGCAACTTTAGCAACTAATCCAATTGGTCCCGGTGCTTTTGCAAATAAACTTAGAGCTCCTAATACTGAATCAGTATACTCTTTGTTTTTTAAATTCATTGCCACACTAAGACCTGTAAGAAGTTTTCCAAGCCCACCAAGAACTCCCCCACCAGATTTAGGACCAGTAGATTTTGGTCCTGTTGATTTTGGACCACGAAAAGGAAGAGAAATTAATCCAGCAGCAATTGCAAGAGGTTTTGCAATCAAAAGTTTAGTTAGTCCTGAAGCAATTGCTCCAATTGTTCTTGTAATTAGTGAAAATCCTGCCCTAATTGCAAATAATCCACCAACTGCTATTCCGACGTTTTTAAGAATATTAAATCGAATATCATTAAATAATTTTGTATTTCCTTCTTCAGATGCCTTGACTGCTTGAACAGTTTGGTTCGTTAACCATCCACCAAATAAAATTCCAAGAGCAGCACCAATTTTGCCAAAAATATCATTTACTTGTGGAACTAACCTTTGAACAGGTTCAGCAACTGCATTTTGTATTTTTTGTTCTATATCATTTTCTTTTCCAATTCTAACTTGTCTTTCTGCAAGTAATCTTTGTTTTTCTTGGTCTACTTTAATTTTATTTTGATCTTCTGTCGCATCTTGCTGAAGAAGAAGTGCAATACCAGAAAGACCTGTTCCTAATTTTACAATATCAGTTCTTATTGCCTGGAGAGTCGAATTAAATCCTAAAAGAGCTTGTTCTTGCCCTTTAGATAATTCTGCATTTTGTGCATCAGTTTGCGTTTTTCTGTTTTCAATATTTTGAAAAACTGATGCATCAATAGTAGATTTTTTTAAAAGAGCATTGCGAACTTCTTGAGACAAAGGAGACCCTGTGCCTGGATCAACACCTAATCTACCAACTTTTTCTGGATCTAATTCAGCCATTTGTGCTGTTCTTTAGGTTTTCTTCTTCGATATACTGCTTAAGAAGAGCGATGTAAATTTCGCGCTCCCATGGTATCATATTTTCTATTTCCGTCAATGAATATTTATGATGCTGAACTAAAGAAAAGTTAGTCTTATAATATGACTCAAGACTTTCATGAGCCATCCCTAAGCGAAAAAACTTGATAATCCCTCCAGCAATACTTCGCTTTCAACTTCAGTATTTGGATTCTTAATCTTAAGAGTATGAGAAAGTTTAGGCATTGTAGAAAAGAAATTTTCAACCTCTTTAAATTGCTTTGAACTTAACTGCTCAATAAATTCTGACAATTCTTTTTGAGTGCAATCAGATGCAGACCAAGATTCTTCCTCATTATACACTTGTTCCATACAAGAAACAATCAAATTGAATGTATCATCTACACTCATATTAAAATCATTTCCAAAATTGGATTTAATAAATTCATTCATTGACCGATATTTCATTCTCAAAGTCAGATTATCGTCAAGTTTAATATCTCTAGAATGTTTCTCATCTACATTAACTTGAATATCGTCAAGATTGATACTTACGGGAACTTGAGTTGTTCCATCATCAGGACAAGTGATCAGAACATCAACTGTTTCTCCCACAGATTTTCCACGAATGTTGAGGAACAGATATTCGATGTCAAAAGTTGCAAGTTGTTCAACTTTAATTCCCTTAGTTAAAATACAATTATTAATTACAGTTTTAACCGCTTCTGCAATTTGCTTTGGATCTTCACTTTCCATTGCAATGATAAGAATTTTTTCTTCTTTTACAAGAAATGGTCGATATTTAATTTCCTTTTTAAGAGATGGAATTTCTAAAGAATATGAAGGTGTTGCAATTTTTGGTAATACCATATCTATTTACAAATCAGATAAGATTATTTAGAGAGTTATTTAAATTATTCTTTGACGAATCTCTTTTAATTTACTACCATAAAGATTTTCATAAGTAGTTTTATTAGAATCAAATAATTCAACTCCATTTGATGGTATAGATCCAGGTGATTTTGGAACTAATCTTATTGATGGTTGTGGTCCTGCTTGTATTTGTTGTTGAGATTCAGTCTTATTACCATCAGAATTTCTACTGTAATCTATACTATAAGATTTTCCAATTACATAACGATCAATTTTAAATGTCACCTGCATTTTTAAAATATCGGATTGCCCATATGAAACTGGTATGGATGCAATATTATATGGATATAATCCAATAAAAGTATATTCGATTTCTCTTTGATAATCACGATCAAATTTAATAATTTTCGTTCGATTTGATTTGTAATATTTTGGATATTGCATTCTTATAAAGTAACCCTCATCAACATTCATATTAATTGGAAGATTAGTTCCATCAATTGGATTTGATGCTCCACTTGCAATAAATTCCATCCAATGCTCTAAAAATTTCAATGTATTATAGTTATTATCAACATAAAACTCAAGACTTATATCCTGATAAATTCTTTTATGAGCAAAAGTTTCTGTGATACCAATATAATTTCCAACAACATCTACAGTTGCAAGTTGTGTTGTTGGAAGCACTGCATTATGGCATAAAAGACCAGCATCCTCAGCAATAAATCTTGATGATACTCCTCTGCTTCTTAAATAACCTACCAATTCTCCGGGAAGTCCACCAAACTTAACCTCATAATGAGAAGTTTGTGCAAGATTTGTAAATAGTGGTTTTATATCTGATATTCTGCGTGGTAATGCCACTCTAAATACCTATTATGAGTATATTGTTACAAGTATTTAGATGTCATACAAAGGAAAATATAAACCATCATATCCAGAAAAATATAATGGTGATCCTACCCAAATCATCTATAGATCATTATGGGAAAGAAAATTTATGGTTTATTGTGATACAAATGAAAAAATAATTGAATGGCAATCTGAAGAAAAAGCGATTCCATACCGGTCTCCATTGGACGGAAAAATTCATAGATACTTTCCAGACTTCCTCATCAAAGTCAAAGAGTCTGATGGTAGTATGAAAAAATACATGATTGAAATTAAACCATCAAAGCAAACAGTTCCTCCCACTAAACCACAAAGACAAACAAAGAAATACATTGCGGAGGTTTATGAGTATGCTAAAAATCAATCAAAATGGGAAGCAGCACGGGAGTGGTGTGCTGATCGTGGATATGAATTCAAAATCATCACAGAACACGAATTAAATTTAAAGTAAAATGGCACTCACAGGATACGAAAAACCATTAGATCAATATACACAAAAAGAATTAGCAGAAATTGCTAAGGAATATAATCCGTATTATCAGACAGCAAGTGGAAAAGGAAAACTTGGAGGATATGAAAGATTAACTAAGCAACAACTTATCAATATCATTAAAGTTGATATTGAGTATATTGAAGCAAATCCAAAACTTCCTAGAAGAGTTAAAGGACCTACTTATAGCAAAAGTAAATCAAAAAGTCTTACTGAATTAAAAGAATCTTTACTGGGAATAGAAAACCCCGATGATCTTATGAATGAGATATTATCCAGACTTAGTGGGAGTGAAGCACCTCTTCCCCCTGTTCCTGGGAGGTATTATACTTATGTTTATTATGCTAAAACTCCAAGAATTCGTTATGATCGATATCCATTAATTATTGTTGATAGTTTATTGCCAAAAGGATTTAGAGGATTCAATTTTCATCTTGGAAAATATAGACAATACAATACTCAAGATGGGGATCGATTAGTTAGTGGATTATATGAATTGAGTAGAGATGAATTTTCAATTCTACTAAAAATTCCATACGGAAGAATAGTTCAAAACTAACAATAAATAGTTAAAAAAGTAAATGGCAGAATTATTAAGATATCCTCGTAATAATATTGGTCCACAAGATGATTACTTTAAAATACAAGTTCTTGAATACCAACCACCGGGTTTAGGATTACAAGGACAAAATAGTTTTGCTCTTAACACCACAGAAGATGCATTGCGAGAAAGTATTAAAACTTCCAAAACAACTATTATTTTACCAATGCCTGCAAATATTCAGGATAATAACGGTGCAGATTGGCAATCTGGAACGATGAATCCAGTTCAAGCAGTTATGGCAAACGCTGGAGCAAACGCTGTTTTATCTAGTAATTTTTTAAAGGCACTAGGAAATTCTGGAGTTAAAGCGTTTCAAAATCTTGGAGAGGCAATAAATTCTGGAGATGGTCAACAAGCAGTAGCAGCAGGATCAGCTGCAGCTGCACTACAAGCACTGACTGGACAGGGAAATATTAATCAAATTATTTCAAGAGCAACTGGGCAAGTATTTAATGAAAATGTAGAACTTCTTTTCAATGGAGTTACAATACGCCCAGCATTTAATTTTACATTTGATATGGTTCCCAGATCTACAGATGAATCTGAAATAATTAAAAAAATTATTAGAAGATTTAAAACAAATATGACTCCTAGAAAAGGAACACCAGATGTAAATGGAAATGGTATTTTTGTTAAGGCACCGAATGTTTTTAAACTAGAGTATATGAGTGGAGGAAGACAACATCCATTTTTACACCGATTTAAACCTTGTGCTCTTACACAAATGAGCGTAAATTATAATGGATCTGCACAATATGCAACATATCCTGATGCAACTCCAGTGCATATGCAATTGACCCTACAGTTTCAAGAACTGTCACCAATTTATGCAGAAAATTATGATACAGAAGAAGGAAGAATAGGAGTTGGATACTAATGTCTTACTTTAGAGAATTACCTAATCTAGAATACCAATCATTTTTGCAAGATTCAAAATCTTCTGATCAATATGTAACTGTAAAAAATCTTTTTCGTAGAGTTAAACTTCGTGATGATCTTCAAAATGTCTTCACTATTTTTGATAAGTATCAAATTCCAGATGGGTCAAGACCAGAATTAGTCGCACAAGAACTTTATGGCAGCGTCCAATACGATTGGGTTGTAATTATATCGGCAGGAATCACGAGACTTAGAGATCAATGGCCGTTATCTGATGAACAAGTTTATGATTATGCCGAATCAATCTATGGAAACGATTTGAATGCTGTTCATCATTATGAAACAACAGAAGTCAAAGATCCAGAAGACCGTTTGATTCTTCCTTCTGGTAAAGTTGTTGATGTAAATTTTAAAATCTATTATACTTATAACAACAATCTTTATACAAATGATGCAACCGAACTTGGAGCAAATGTCATTCGTATTTCAGATCCAATCGTAGGTATTAGTAATTATGAATATGAAGTTCTAAAGAATAATGATAAAAGAAGCATTTATGTTCTTAAACCAAGATACTTACAGCAAGTAATCAATGATACAAGAAAAGCGATGATTTATGATAGATCATCGCAGTATGTAAATGATAAGTTGATTAAAACAGAAAATACGAAAGTCACAATTCCATTTTAAAGGAGGAGATTTCTCTCCTCCGATTCATATTAATCTTGTGCCAATTTTGCGAAATATGACAAGGTAGAATCTTCATCGTCATCATCCTCAACGACCGCAGCACGACGAGTTGGTTGAAGATTATTGAGTTCGCTACGAAGATCATCGTCTAGTTCACGAACTGAACCACGAGTATCGTCTTCATCATTGACTTCTTCATCAAGACGAGTAGAAGTCTTAGCACCAAGAACAGAATCAAGACGCTTCTTCAGTTCATCATAAGTCTTGAACTGGTCAGGAGCAACAAATTCTGCTAAAGAATACTGCTTCTTCCAGATTGCTTCCATTGCGTCATCATCATCCAGAAGAGCACCAGGAGTTGCAAACTCACTGGAATCATAGTTACGATAACCCGCAACACTCTTTGCCTTCAGTTTGAAGTTTGCACCCTGCCAGAAGTCAAATGCGTTAATCGGGGTTTCGTCCTCATATTCAGGTTGCATTGCTTCCATAATCTTGTCAAAGATTTTCTTACCA